GGCGTCCGACGGTCGCCGTTTCCGTAACAACCTTGAATGGCACCCCTTTGAAGGATGCGGAACGATACTCGACTTTCGGGTCAATGCAGGTCATGTCCACCTCATTGCGAAGGAAGCGGCGCGGGCGCATCAACGCCACGCGGAGCTGCTTGCTGGCCTGCCGAACCAGAAGAAGGCTTCGCGTGAGAACCATACTGCCGCACGGCGACATTTATAGGCTGCTGAATGACCGCGCGCACATGATTCGCGAAGGACCTGCCCATCGCCGCGCCGCCGGCACTCGCGCGCGCGAACATCGCGTCGGTGATGCGCTGGCCGACGGCGGGCGCGGCCTCCTTCATCTTGCCACCAGCACTGGTGCCGAAGGCGCGACCACCGAGCTCGGCATCGGATATCGCACGCAGCGCATCGCCTTTGCCGGCACGCGCGGCATTCATCGGGTTGGGCTTGAACATGTCCTGCGTCAGGCGGTGCATCTCATCACCGTGCTTGTTCCCGGACACGATGCCCCACATGCCTTTGATCTGGTTGTATGCCCATGAAATGCCGTTGACCATCGTCTTGACGGCATTGGTGATGGTGCGAATGTCGCTTGCGAGTCCGGAAATTGACTGGCGCACATCCTCGAAGATGCTCTTCAGATCGTCAGCGCTTATCTCCTGCAACGACTTGAAGGCATCGCGGATCATGTCGCCGATGCCGCCAAGATCGGCGGTGAAAAGCCATTTCCCGGCTTCCCACACGGCATCACCGATCTTGACCATCACGTTCGACAGACGCTCGGCCCACTTCTTCATCTCGCCGGACTGTTTCATTTCATCCAGCTTCTGCCGGATTTCATCCAGTTTCTGCTTCACGAAATCGAAGATGCCGGCCTCGGCGACAAGACGCTTGAAGTGCGTGATGAGGTCACTGATGTTTGACGTGATGCCGTAGAATGTCTTCGATGCCTCTTCAGACGCGCCCTTTGCGCGCTTGCCAAGAAGTGCGACAAGGAGAGCGATTTCCTTGCGCCCGAGCTTGCCTGCGGACGCCATGGCGAGGATTTGCGACTCCGTCTTGCCCAAGGCCTTGGCCAGCAGCTTCGCCGCTGGAATGCCGCGCGTCCCCATTTCGCGGAACGTATCTCCCTGCAATTTTCCGATGGCATACGCTTGACCAAGAGACAGGATGATGCCCTGAAGGCCGTCAGCACTGAGCCCCTGCATGGCCATGGTATCGGTCAGGGCCTGAAGAGAGCCGTTTGTCGGGTCGATGCCGAAAGCTTTCAGCATCGCATACGCCTTGACGACATCCTGCAATTCGAGTGGCGTCCTTTGCGCGAAATCGGTAATCCACGCCATCGCCTTTTTCGCCTTCTCGGAGTTGCCCTCGAGAGCTTTGAGCTGAACGAAAAGGCGCTCGAATTCCGCCCCGGTCATGACAACAGCCTTGCCCATTTTCCAAAGCGCAGCAGCGCCGACGGCAGCGCCAGCGCCAACACCAAGAGCCGCAGTCTTCATGAAGCGGCCAATGCCGCTGAGCCCGGCCTTGATCCGTCCAATGGCGCGGTTCGCTGTGGAAGCTGCTTTGTTGAATGCGGAACTGATGGCGCGCCTGACACGCCGGCCAGCATTTGATGCGGAATTGCCAAGGCCGCGAAGAGAGGACCTGATCCTGCCAGCCGCCCGGCCAGCCTCTCTCGAGCCGCGGGAGATGTCACGAAGATTGCGGCCGGCGCGCTTCAATGCATCGCCGGCCTTGCCGCTCCTGTTCAGTGCGCCACGCAGGGAATCGAGCTCGCGCTTGATCTTTTTGATCTTCGGCGAGGCGCGGTCAATGATCTCTACGGTTGCCCTTGCCCGCTGGTCTGCCATCAGAAGCCCCTTCTGAAGAGGTCAGGATATTGCTCTATGAAACTCGCCAGCTCGGAAGCCTCATAGGCCATCTCCCTTGCAGACATACCATAAAGGGCGGAGACGGGCCATCCGGCAACGAACTTCAGCGCCGCCGCATGATCTTCAATTCGCCTCCGCCCTTCCTGAAATTTGGGAGAACATGCAGGGCGATGCCGACGATATCGGCGCCGTCGATCTTGCTCAGGACCTCGTTGCTGATCGGCAGCTCTTCGGTGCCATCGTGAACGAGGCGCGCGGTTCGCCTGAAAAACTCTCCGATCGTGTCATCGGAAAGCCACACGGCGCGCATGTCTCCATAGGTGCGGGCAAAAAACTCGATGTGCGTTATCTCTCGCTCTCCGAGTGTGAACGGATAGCGCAGGGCGTAGACGATCGGGCGGTCATACCCATCTCCACCGCTCACGTCAGCCGGCTCATCGACCTCGAGAAGAGAAATGATTGCTTCATGAAGAAGCTCGGCATCCCGAACATCGAAAAGCTTCAACGTTTCCAGATCGACCTTCACGCCCGCATCGTCATCCTCGCTGCGCATGAGAATGACGCGACCCGCTTTGACGGCTCCCTCGATCACTGCGACTTTGCCGAAGTCCTCAGTGATTGCAGATTTCACGACATCGATATTCGGCGGCAGAACACCGAAATGCGTAAACTTCTCACCGTTGACCTCTACGGGCCTTGCCATCTTGGCGATTGCTGCAATCATCTCACCTCTCCGATTCGTTGGTGATTGGATACGAAGCGATGTTCGCAAAAAAAGAGCCGCCCTGCAACGGGCGGCCAAGTTTGAGGCGTCGAACTCAGAGAGGGAGGAAGTCAGGACTGAGCAACGCGCTCTTCGAGAACGTCACCGATGAAGCGCATCGGTAGCGTTCCCTGTCGCGCATTGAACGGGTCCGTCGCCACGTTCGCCGCGCCGGGCATCTCGAAAATTCTGCCATCATAGAGCTCGACGGTGATCGCGACACCGCAAAGCTCCTGAGCCTTGCCGATCGGGAAATCATTCGGCACGCGGAAAGTGCCCTCAATGGAATAGGAGCGTTCCTTGATGCCGAATTCGCCGGCATTCATTTCTTCGCGCTCCTGCTTCGAGGCGTTGATGAGAATGTCGGAATCGGAATCCAGACGCCACGAAATGCCATCAATGATGACGTTCAGGACGCCGCGCGCTTTCGTGCAATAGGTCATTGCCTGTCACCTCATGCAGTCGGACATTTGCCCTCGATGATGACGTTCACGCCGAACGCCATGCGGAGCAACTGGTTCGTGAAATCAACATCCAGAAGGACGTTAAGACGATTCGGATCGCCGTAACCACACGGCTTGCCTTCCGTATCCCGCTCGACTCGCACAACGCCACTGAGGTCAGTCGCATCATCGATGAGAATGCCACGATACTGGCGCAGGAAGCCGCGGATGGCCATCTCCACGTGGTTTGGAGATACGGCCTTGCGACCCGGCGGAATGGGGACGCCATTGCTGACGAGAGCGACGGACGGGAAGCGCGTCTCGATGTGGGCGCGCAGATCGCTGATGAGCTGGCGGACCTGAAAGCGCGTCGCGACCTGCTGCCACGTCCTGTCAGGCTGTCCGAATGCGTTGTATTTCCAATTGGTGATGTTGTTTTCTATCCACAGAGTGGAGCCGACATTGGTGCGCTGGTTGCTCACGTCCCACACGGCGACGCCGGCATCAAGCAATGCCTCCTTCTCGGCGACCGTCCAGATCGAACCGCAGTTGCCGTGATCCATCATGCCGGTTAGAGCGCCGTTGTCGCGCACTACCGGGCGAGAAGGATCGAAGCATGCAGCGATGCAGGTGCGACGCGACCAAGACACCACAAGCTGCCAAGGCGCGTATTTGTAACCGATCTTGTGCGGGATGATCGTCCGCTCCTGATCGTTGTATGCGTCAGCATAGGTCGCGATGGCAGCGGCATCATTCTCGCTCTTCGCATGGAAGAGGTGACCGAAACACAGCGTGGACTGGCAGCTCCACGTGCCGGTTTCGTCATTGAGGTAGGAGATGAACGCCTGAATGCTCCCCTCATCCTGCCACGTCAGAGCGAAGCAGTCATAGCAGCATCCTCCGGTCGCGCCCTCGATATCAGACGTGGTGAGAACGGGATCGCCGGCACCGACCGTCGCTTGGACAGTGCTGATCCCGACGCCGGCAGGAGTCTTCTGACCGACATAGGGGTTGAGAACATACTGGAAGAAGTTGCCGACGGTTCCGCCATTCTTTGCGGTGAAGGACACGGTGTTGCCGCTGACGCTGACGGTGAATGGAAGCTCCTGATCAGCGCCGATAACGCTCGCGATGTTCGCGGCGATGGTCGTATCGGCATCACCGGCCACAACGGGGACAGTGTAGAGAGTGCCGAAAATCTCGATGTTGATGGAGCCGGATTCCGTCGCCGGGCCGGTAACATTCATGTCCCATACGGCGGCAACGGCACCAGCTGCGTCACTGACAGGGATGACGAAAACGCTCTTTCGCCTGTCGATCATGAAGGCATACTTGAGAGCGTCATACGCGATCGAGCCATAGCCGAAGAGGGTGGCAGCCTGTTCGAGAGAATACACCTCCACGATCTGGCCGGGCGTTGCTGTGCCTGTGGCCAGCATCTGAGCCACGATTACGGTCTTGCAATCCTCCGGCGTCGGATTCGAGCCGAAGGGACAGAACCTCAGAAAGCCGGAGCGAAAATCCCCGATGCCGGTATCGATTGCCATTGCTTTCAGTCTCCACAATCAGGCCGCGGCGGCCTGTCAAGGTTGATCCTTGTCGCGGTCCCGAATGCGCTCACGCGCATCTCGATGCCGCCGTCAGCGTCGGTATCGCCGCAAGCATTATACACACTTGCCCTTGCCGCGTCAGCATCGAAGACTTCCGTGAATGCGAAGGTGTAAATGATGACGCTGCGACCGGGCATGGACACGGGGCGCTCCATGCCGACATACCGTATTTGCTCAATCGGGCATGCGTCAGTCCAGCTCAGGAGCGCGTCAAGAAGCTGGTCCCTCACCACTTCGGCGAGAGAAGCCACGCCTATGCCGGCCCAGTCCTCATGCTCGGGCCTGTCGAAGATAACGGCGAAGGAAAAATTGCGGATGATCCTGAATTCACCATAGATCATCCCACTGTCTGGATTGATCGTCTCGCCGGCCTCCGTGAGAGGGGCAACGACCATGAACGGTCGCTGCGCCTCGAAGTCACGCTCAACGTCATTGATGGAAAGAGCGCCGAAGATTCGATCTTCACACAGCGTGGTGTGATGATCGTCAGCGTTCTTGCTCCTGAGCCGCGAGACGATTGCCTCTATGAGAGTCGTCATGTTCCTCCACCATCACAATGCCGGTGTTGCAGCATCGCCGGCACTCCAGAAACACTCCATGTTCATCGAGGCCGGCTTCGCCGCGGCAATCGGGACACACCTCTTCACGTTCCGTGATCATTTGCACAACCTCCCTTCGCGCTTCCGCTTCCGCCATTTCCACGGCTCTTCGTGCTTGATCCTGTATGCCCAGATGCCACGCTTTTCCTCACGCGCCATCTTCTCGCATCTCACCGCATCCTGAAGCGGCTTGTATGGAGCGGCGGCCCAAGCATAGCCATTACATACCATGAAGATGTTTGCATCCGTCATGCCGGACCAGACGCGCGCAAGAAAACGGCCATACTTGTCCGTCCCACGAGACATGACCTGAACACGCTTGCCCTCGATCAGCTCCTTCAGAACATGAGCGGCAAGGAGGCCGCCGGGCTGCCTCTTCTCCGGGGCGTCAATGTCAACCATGCGGATCGTTGCGAGACGCCCGTCATCAGTCTCCACGCGGACGGTATCGCCATCCATGACCTTCACGACCTTGCCCCAGAATACGGACGTTTTCGCGCTGGCGTGCGTGACGCCACCGATAATGCCGGCGGCAAGAATTCCGGCGACGACAGGGGCAACGATCTCAGCCCACTTCTGCGAAGAAAAGCGGATTGGCCAAGGCGGATTATTGCCCTTGTTCAGGTCCTGAATCACCTCGCGCTCCACAAAGAACAGGGCATTGATGATGACGGCTGCGATGGGTGCCACGAACATGCTGAGAAGGCCAGTGAGGACAACCGCGGCAGCCACATGCAGCATGATGTCTATCCAATCCATATTGCGCATGATCAACCTCTTCTGACTCTGAATGAAACGAAATCTGATGGAAGCGGAACCTTTGGTATCGCCTCTTCGAGAGCGTCACCGTAAAGCTTGCGACGCGCCATCTTCGACGTTCCGAACATCAGATATGGAGCGTATGAAACGCCGCTTCCGATCCATGCTGCAGGGTAGTTTACAGCCACGGTGGTGCTGCGTGCAAGGCGACCGGTATCAACGGCGGGGTAGTCACCGGGCGCTGAAGCCCTGTGCACCTTCCCCCTGCGTCTGTAGACGCGTCCGCGGCCACCCTTGCGCATCTCACGTGTCAGGATGTTCTGAGCCTCGAGAACAACGCGCTTCAGCCACCCTTCAAGCTTCTCTTCGGAAAGCTCCACTGTCAGGCCGTCAAGCTCGGACGTATCAATCTTCAGCTCAGCGAACGCCATACTTCTTGCCCCTCTTCGGAGACGGGACAGGATCGCCCTTCTTCGAGTTCTCGCTCACAAGAGATAGGACAAGCACAGCAGTCCGCTCGTTGTCTGAAACTTCGATGGAGAGGATGCGATACCATGCAGGACGCAGACGGTGCAGGACGAAAAGGAAATCGCGAGTCGTCGGCATGCATGATCCGCTCACCCTGCATACGGCCCTGTGCGTCGGCGTCATTTCATCGCCGAGAGAAACCTCCCAGTCGAATTTCGCAATCGCCTTGATCGGCTTGATGCTGATGCGCGTCTCGCACTTGATGCTGCGCTCACGAACTGCATCCGCGGAATCAACAGCAATGTCATGCCAGTCGCAGACGATGGCGCGAACGTTAAACGTGCTCATGCATCATCCCCCACAGCTGCGACGCACCGGAAGCATGAACGGGGTCTGAATTTCCTCCGGGATTCGGAGAGGTCGCGTCACCGCGGTGCTCATACAGAAATTTCGCGAGCCTCAGGATGCCTTGCACGAGAATGCCGTCCCACGGCCACCTCGCGCATTGCTCCCGCCATTGCGCCACGATAACGACCTCGCCACATCCGCACAGCTCGGGAATGCGATCCGGGTGGATGGCGACTTCGCCTTTCACGGCGATCGCACGGCCGATCGGCCTCCGTCCTTTCACGCTTTCGACGGAAAGATCGACATAGCCGGAATAGTCATGGCCGAGAAGAATCTTCTCGCCTCGGAACATCACGGCGTGCTGGGTGTAGAAGGCCTCAGAACGCCTCTCAAAGGCGATCCTGGCCTCCTTTACCCCACCCATAAGAGACACACCGACATGCCTCTCACAGGCCGCTACAGCGGCTTCAAGAGCACTCCTGAATGCGGCTTCATCATCAGGAACGGGGAAGATGTGCTCTTTCGCAAGCTCAACAAGCTGATCTGGCAGTTTCATGGGGCACCTCAATTGCAGGAATAGACACGGACCGTGATGCAATTCTGAATGACCTGAACGAAACCGTTGCAATCACGAATCCTGAGCTCGAAATCAATGCGGTAGACAGTGCCTGCCGTCCCACCCTCGATGCCGAACATGAGAAGACCGGGCACACCATCATCATCACGTCCGACGGTCACGGAATTGGCGACAACTCCAACGCCGGCAGGAGGAGCTGGGGCCGCAGCGTCATTGGTCACATCGTAGACGGTGAAAGAATAATCGCCGGCATTGGTGAGAATCGTGCCGTTCTCCCCTACCCACTGAGACAGATCAAGGGTCACGGCGAGAACCTCGCCCGGCTTCTTGTCGATATCGCCGACGCAGCAGCATGTTGGATCGGTATTGCAGCATGTGGCCATGGCTCACCTCGGAATGACGAATCTCAGAAACGGTTTCGGAACGGCGAAAAACATCGCCGGCCTGCGAACGACAATAGCACCTTTGCGCTCGATTCTGAATGTCATGGCAGGGCGACGGAACAGAACATACGCTGTCGACATGTCTCTACTCCCTCAAACGAAAAGGGAGAGGGCCGAAACCCTCCCCCTTCCTTCGGAATAGACTTCATGGGTGATGGTATTCATTACCCATTTTTTTTCTTGCGGCCACGCTTCGGCTTGCCAGCGGGGGCCTCGCCTCCATCGGCGGCGGCTGCTTCGGCCGCCTTGACGGCAGACGCGACGTCATCGGCAGTCGCCCAGCGTGCACGCTCGGAACTGACCAGCGACTCCATCACGAAAGCCGGAAGGTTGTCGTAAATACCACCCTTCTCAAGGGCGACGACGGACAGCCCGTTGTCCGGGCTGGCCATCACGTTGTCCTCGGTAATGACAATCGCCTTGACCTTACTCATGGGCACCTCCTGTTACGCAGCGGGCTCGGTGTTGCGCAGGTAACCGAACATGCCGAGCACGGCGACGTCGGTCCGGGTCGTGTCACTCACGACGGCGCGAATGAAACGGCACCCGCACAGATCAAGGCCGAGCTCAATGACCCGGTTCTGGTGATCCGGGTCG